CGCAGCTCTTTCCCCACCATGCTGGGCGGCATGTTCATCACCGAGGAAATGCCACCGGCCGGACCCGAGGATATCGCGCGCCCGGTGTTTGCGGCTACGGCCGAGAATAACGGCCCGGTGGATATGGCGGCGCCGGAACGACCGCCAGAGGCCGTGCCGCCGCGCAAGGCCATCGAACCGGCAAAAAAAAAGCCGACACTAAGCCGAAAGAGCCCGGCAGCCCCTTCGGGCCCTACTGAAAAGACGGCCCGGGAACGGTTCGCGGACCTGCTGGCCGTGGGCAATTGCACGCCGCAGGATTTCGTTCAGCTGGCGCTCGACGAAGGCTGGCTCGAGCCCGGGCATGGTAGCTGGGAGAAAATCCCGGAGGAAAAGATCGCGGAATTCCGCAAGGAAGAGAACTGGGGCTTCATCATGGAACTGCTCGATGAGCGACAAGCGGCCCGGGCGGCCGCCGCGAAAGGCGAGCTGCTTTGACCGAGCGTGCCCGGCGGATAATCAACTTCGTGGCCTACATCGTGAGCGGGCTCTGTTTCCTCGGGGCCCTGCTTTCGATTTTCTGGCACAAATGAGCGACGCGAAACAGGTCGAATACGATCCGAACAGCCTGCGCAATACGATCCGGATCGCGCTGGGCGACCAGTGGACGCGCGAGCTGGAGGAAAAGCTATTCTGGCCGGTGTCATATTTTTGCACCGGCGGCTGCGAGCGGGTGCGCGCGGAAACGCTGGCACAGATTCACAAGGCCCTCGGCCTTAAGCCGTGACGAAGATGTAGGCATTCTGGTTCCCGCCGGGATCGCCCTTTGCCGGGCTGCAGATCGGGTTTTGCGGCCCGTTGTTGGAGTAGTGCAGCTCGATGTAGGCGTTCCCCTGTGCGTAGAGATCGGTGGTGTTGTTGTAGACGTAGCACGATTGATTGGTGCCGGTGCCGACGACGATGGACGAACCTTTCAGCGATGACACGGCCACGTCGCACGTGTCGATCAGGATCGCGCCGCCGGGAGCAAGCTGCGCGCCGCCCGAGCAAAAGATGCCATTTTGGCAGTGGCTGATGTAGCAGATCACGTCCGGCATCCCTGCGATCAAGGCGGCAATCGCCGCGCCTGCACTTCCCGGCGCAAAACCGTCACCGCAGCCGTTTATGATCTGGATCGCCTGCACCCCGGGCGCCGGGGAAACCGCCAGCCACCACGGGCAAAAACCCGTCAGGCCGAAGTCGCAGTCGGTGATCACCATCTCGCCGCTGGTCTCAATGATGTCGCCGCCGCCGCTGACGCCGCGCCGGAACGGCCCCATGATCTGGCAGTCGGTGATCGCGCCGCCTGCGCCCGCGATTGCCATGCCGTAGCCGCCGAGGGAGCCAGCGGTATTCAGCACCAGCACGTTGCTGATCGAGCCGATGCCGTTCGGGAAATTCCAGCAGATTTGTTTGGTGGCATCATTGAAGGCCACGATTGTGGTGTAGCGATGCAGGTGCCGCGACGCGACGTCGGCCGTGCCGTAGGGATTCGTGCCGCCCCGGTTGCCGCGATACGGTATTGAGGCCGTGATATAAGGCTGCCCGGCTGGCGCGGTCAGCACCTTGCAGCCGCCGATGTAATAGAGCACGCAATCGGGCAGGTAAACGGTCTGGCCTACGGTCAAGCCGTGCGTAGTGGTGTCGAGCGTGATCTTTTTCGAGGTGGCGTTGATGGGATCGATTCGCGTCACGTTGTAGCTGGCACGCGGCCAGCCGATTACCGAGATCTGCTTACAGTCGGGATGGCTGAAGTTGATCGAGGCCTGCGTGTAGGTGCCGGACCAGACGTTGATCCGTGCCACGCGCCCCGCCGGAATGCGCCACTGCAAAAGGTAATCGTGCGCCAGCTGGATCGAGGCGAAGCCCACGTTCTGGTTCGGGCAGTTCGGGTGATTGGCCGGGACATAAACGTCGAGATCGACCGCGAGCGTTTTCTCCGAGATGGTGATGAAATCGCCGCTGGCGTCCTCCACGATATCGATGCCGGTGCCCGCCTTCGCGCGCTTAAAGCGCATCACGTTAGCCACTGCCTCTTTGAACCAGCCGGGCCCGGTAGTGGCCAAGCCCACGTTTTCCCCGGTGATGTTATCGGTGGGCCCGATCTGGATGACCAGCTGCGCGGCCGGAACACGGTCAACGACCAGCTTTATTTTAAACGCCTGCACCGCCGGGCTGGCCGGGTCGATGGTATCCGGCGGGTCGGTGTAAACGTTCGAGGCCGAATACAGGCGGTCCGCCTCGGCGCCGATGTGCGCCTGAATTCCGATCTCCCGGAGCGCGAACGCGGCCGGTGCGGCGCTGGACAAAAACGATCCCTCGACTAGAAGCACGCCGCCGCCCAAGTCCGTTTTCGAGGAAATGACCACGTCCATTTTTTTGTTAACGAGCGTGGTGCGCCCGTAGTAATCGCTGTCCTGCGCAGCTACGCCGTCGCCTACTACGATCTTGGAAATGGTCAGCGTCTCGCTGGCCTGCGCCCGGGTGAGCATTGATTTCCCGGCATCGGTGAAAACTTGTTGGGCTAAACTCATGGGTAATTCCTCGGCTTTTCGCTGGTTCGATAAATGAAGCGCAACATCCCTCCTGCCCATACGATATTGCACTGGCTCACTCGAGCATAAATGATGGCCTCGCACCATCGGCTGATGGGTTTGTAGCGCGAGATCAATTCCAAAACCTTCTGCTCGTCGGCGGGCGGGATCACGGCTTGGTCGACGAAAATTCGGAACCGATAACGGTCGTGCCAGTCGCCGATGCCGCGCTTCCAGATCGCGTTCGAGTTTCCTACGCCGACGTCGAGAATGTCGATCACGGACCCGCCGCTGGAGGGTGCAAGCTGGAAGGTGTTGGTGGTGGCGCCATAAACGAAATAATAAACCCCGCCCACGAACGGAGTCGGTAACCGGCCGCCTATCGCCAGCGAACCGAGCACCCATCGCACCTGCTGGCCGTTGGTTAACCCGTGAGCGTTGAGCGTGATGGTATTGGCTGAAACATTGATGGCCGTCGTGGGAACGAAGCCGATCTGCGTGTCGACGTTGACGGTCGGGTAGTTGGGCGGCAGCGGCGATTTGTATTCATACCACTCATCGAGCGTCGCGCCGCCGGGCCAGTAGGTGTTTATGACCTCCTCAACCAGCGCAACCGTGCCCTTGCGCATGTGCCACTGGATGGAGTTTTGAACCAGCTGGCGCCGGAAATCGAGCGGCTGCGTGGCATCGTAAAAGTCGACGTGAAATTGCCACGCTAAAATATCGATCAGGTTCGAGTCGTCGATCTGCAGGATGCTGGGGATCATTATGACCACGCCGGTCTCGTCGATGATCTCATACATCTGCTCGTCGAAGGCGGCGCAGGCCGACTGCACCTGTCGGTCGTAGGAAATCGACGGCGTGCAGTTTTCGATCAGCCGGGACCCGCGCAGCGTGGTGCTCATATATCCTCCAGCCCCGCGAAGTTGATTGTTGGTGCGGTCGCGCTGTGCACCGCCAGCTGGTCAAAATTCATTAGCTGAAACGACGGCGACGGCGTGTTGATGACGATGCGTTTCGCGCCCGCTTCCAGACACCGTTTGATCAGTTCGTTGCCGTTCAGGTCCCGGCCGATGGCCGAGCGCTGCCAGAGAATCCAGTCGTTGGCGGCCTGCTGCACGTTGGCCTGAATCGCGGAAAGCAGCACTTGGTTATCGGTGAGCACGTAGTAATCGAAATTCAGCGTGTAGGTGAACGTGGTCGCCAGTTTCACCGTGACAAAATCGGTCAGCGGCCGCCGGGTATCGGCCGAGCAGCTTGCCGCGACCAAGTCCATAATCTCCTGCGACGGCAAAACGCCGCCCACCATGAGCGGGTAAATCCAGACCTCCCCGGCGATGGCCGGTGCGCTGTGAATCACGGCCTGAATGATGTCCGGGTGCGCGGACAAGGCCCAAAATTCATAAGCATCGTGAGGGCCACAAGTTGAAAAGCTCTCCGTGGCGAGCCAGAGCCGGTAGCGATACTGGTCGTCGGTTTCCGCGTCGGAACCGCCCGCCGTGGTATCGATGTTGGCTACGTCCAGCGCATAGGGCTGGTTCCAATTGATGATGGAGCTTATTTGCCCGGGCGCGAAGTCGTTTCCGATTGCGCCGGATACGAGGGCGCTTGCCGCCACGTCGACGGTCAGGGCCGGGCTTTGAATGAAGCCGTCGTCGAGCGTTTGGAAAACGACATTATTAGGCGCCTGACATAGCGTGCCCTTCGGCACCGTAGCGTCAAAGGATATCGGCGCGGCCAGCGTAAAGCGCAGCGTGCACAGGGCTGGCTGCGGCTGCAGGCGCAGGGCCCGGGGACCGTAGAGGGCCCCGAGGTTGTCGAGATAATCGTCGTGGGAATATTTGAGCAGGTTTTGCTTCCCGGTGAAATCGATCAGGGTGCGTTGGTGCGATAGCCAGTGGCACACCACCAGCAGGTGCAGCCGGACCGGATCGCCCGGCGCGAGTTTTTTAGCGATGCCGGTCAGCGTTTTGAATTCGGCCTCATAGTCCGCGATCACCTCGCTCTGAATGATGGTCGGGTCCTTTACCGCGAAGTCGATATCCGGCACCCAGTCCAGCCCGTATTCGGGCACGCCAGCGTTCGTTCCGTTGCTCATGCTGCAGGCTCCAGTTTGTATTTTTTACCGTCGACCACGGCGGCTTTGCCGGGCCATAATTCGTAGAAGTAAATCCGGCGCGAGTCGCCGCTGTTTGCGGTCAGCTTTTTGTCCATGAATTTGCAGAGGCAATAGGCCGCCTCGCCGGTCTTGTCATCGGGACCGATCTCGCCGGTGACCGCATCGTGCGTTTTCTGCGTATCGAGTTGGGTGAGCCGCCCCTGACACCCCATGACGACCGGAGGAACCATGCTTCTGATTTGAGGTGGAATGACGATATAAAAATCGCTGTCGGCGTTAAGGAATTTGCCGCCGTTATAGTAAGCAGTCTCGTCCTGCGGCGACTTGTCGCCGTGGTGATTGCCGGTGCCGTCGGTGCACACATCCAAGTCACTCACGAAACAAACGTAATCACCCTTGGGCGACGAATAGATGATCACGCCGCCGATGGTGATCAGTTCCGTTAGGTGGTGCTTTTTAATGTGCGCGGCTTTTTTCTGTGCTCGTGTGCTCATGGCTGTGGGGTTGGATGTTCAATTAGCTTGGTCGGCTCATCGGGCGCCAGCATGCCGTGGGGCGGCGGGGTGCCATGCGGATGCGCCTTGTGGCCTTTGTGGGCGTAATGATAATGGTGCACGATCCGGGGTTTCTTTTTCGGCAATGGCTCGACCTTGACCGTGCACCCGCAAAAAATCGCCGCCAGAAATAGCGCGCACGTTCTCATCGGCTGGGCGAATCTCCTTTCATTGGCGGTTCGGGGATTCTGAGGTTGGGATTTTCCCGCTGGAGCCGGGTAGCCCAGCGGAACATATCGCCGTCGGTCCACGTTTCTTTTGTCGGCCGGGCCTCCAGCGCGGTGATGCGCGATTCGATGGCAGTGCGGGCCGCAACGAAGTCGGCCTTCATGGTGGTATTTTGCGCCATGATGTCGGTCTTTGCCGTGTTCACTTTGCTCGACACGAACCACGTCCCGGCGATGACCGATAGGAAGGCGCCGATCAAACTGACCACGGTGTTGATATTGAGCCGCCCGTTGTGCTCGCGGTATTCGTGCTCGCGCTCGCTCATTTTGCCGCCTCGGTTTTCCCTAGCGCACGGCCGCCCACAAAGCCGACCAGTGCGCCCAAAATCGTCTGCATCATGTTCCCGATCTGCGCGGAGAGATGCGATACGTCCAGCGCCGGGTTAAGAATTTTGGCTACGATGAGGCCCACCGTCATTGTGAGCAGCGACAGGCCCACGATGCCCGCCAGAATGACGACCACGATATCAACCGTGGAGCGGGGAATTCTCATCGTCGAATCTTGACCGGCTTCTCCGGTTTTTGCTCGCCGTTTGCCGCCTGCGCCTCCTGCCGCATTAGTTCCAGCTCCGCAATCGCCCCGGCCAGCTGCTGGTAGCGCGACTGGCTCAGGATCACTTGCTTGTTAAATTCCGCCTCGCTCCGACTATGCTCGGCGATCATGGCGTCATGTCGCTGCGTGTGATCGTGAAGGTCTGCTTTCAGTTTTATGATGCGTTGTTCGATGTTCATAGTTCGATGGCTGTTACAGTTAAGTCGTAAAGATTTGCTGTCGCAGAAGCACTGTTGCCGAACCAGAGATCGAACCAGTAAGCCGTTCCTTTGGTTAAGCCAGTGATGACCGCTTGGCAGGTAAATGGCACTGTTGCGCTGGCCGCAGAACCTACACTGAGACTAATCGCGTTTGCACCTACCGTTGTTCCAGTCGAGGCCGCGCCGTTTGCTGGCGCTGTGCCAGTGCCATAGCTGATACCGCACATTGCCCACACACCCGCAGTATTCGTTCCAAGACGTCCAGCTACGATGACAAATACCCTGCCGCTGTAGGCTGGTGTCAGCTTGAACAGGCTGCCAAGACCAGCCATGACGCCGACCGTGCTGTTTCGTCCTGTCGGATTGGCTGGCGTTCCGGTGTAAGAGTTCGGCGTGAAACTGTCGAACGTGCCTGTGCCAATCGCTCGAAGCACATCACCATTGGCCATGCTGCCCATCGACGGCCCAAAAATGTTTGTGTTGTTGATCTTGTAACCGCCAGCAGTCGGAACATTGATGAAGCCCGCGCCGGGATCGGTTGTGTTATTGACCGAGACGCCGTTGCTGCCGAACAGCCGCATGGCCGTCGAGAGCGTCCCGTTGAGCACGGTGCCCAAGTCCATCCATGACGTGCGTGTAGCATCTGCGACGGTGCTCCACTGGCATTTGATCTGGCCGAGCGTGCGGTCAACCGTGGTGTCACTTTTGCCCTCGAACGAGAGCGCCACGCCTTCGGCATTCGCGGTCGGCGTGCCAGTGTAATTGTGCGCGATGCGAAGGACGTTCAGCACATTGTTCCCGGCATCGGCTACGCGGATCGATTGCGCTGCGGCCATCAGCATGTCCTGCGTATTATTCATCTCGCTCGCGCCGATAGTATTCGCCGCGATCTCCGCTGCGGTCACCGCATTCGCCGCGATTTGCGTGGCGATGCTGGTGGTGCCGCTGCCGGTCACGTCGCCGGTCAGGGTGATCGTGCTACCGCCAGACGGCGGCGCAATCCACGAGCGCGCACCGCTGGTCGTCGATGACAAGATGTAGCCGTTGGCCGATGGATTTCCGAGCGCAGGCTCGCCGCCAAGTGCTCCCAACATTGCAGCGGCATTTTTGAGCGTGGGCACGTTTGAGCCGCTGACCTCTATGTAGCCGGGAAGGCCGAGCGCACTGTTCGCCATCGTGAACAGGTTGCCGCCGAGCGTTGTCGCGCCCAAGCTGGTGCGCCCAGTTCCGGCCGCCAGTCCGGTCGCGCCGCCATCCCATTTCATCCGGTCGGCGTAAGCGGCGTCCCAGTTCGTGATGTTTGCGGCAAGAATCGATACCGTGACGTCGCCTGTGCCAGCGTCCGCGCCATCGTGCGTTTCGGAAAGACCGGCGCCCATGATGAGCTTCCGAATGAGGGCCTGCCCTACCGTTGAAACGTCGAGATCGACCCGCTGGATCGAGCCGTCCTGCACCTGACCGCCTCTGACTTGTGTGAGTGGCATTTTTTACGTGGGAGCAACGCTCCGGTTGATATAGTTCACTTTGATCCGGCTTCCGGTAGGCGGCGCGCTGGCCATCGTGATGGTCGCGCCGGAAATGGTGTAATCATTGCCGCCGCCCGGCTCCTGCAGGATGCCGTTGAGAAAAACCGCCTCGGTGTTGGCTGGATTCGGCGCACTCGCCAGCACGAACGTCACGTTGCTGCCGTCAATTGTGCCGCTCGGTGTTTCGCGGATGATGTAATTGCTGGCCGCGATGTAGAGGTTCGCTTTGACGCCGAGCGTGTTCCCCAAAATTTGCAGCGTGCCCGTGTCATAATTGATTTTGAGTCCCGCTCCGGCTACGGGAGCGGAAATCGCTCCGGCTCCATCGAGTTTAACGTTCAGCACGTTGCTGAGCGAAAGCAGGTTGTCCGAATTGAAATTGACGCCAATGCCATTCGCGCTTTGAACGATAATGCAGCCGCTGGGGTGCACGTGCACCTGCATCGAGTCCGCGTTGACGGTCAGCGAAGAATCAGCCGCCACTACATCGAGCGACTGCCCGGTGCGTGTGAGTCCCGCGCCCGCCTGAATATCGCTGGGGCCGGGTATCTGAACGAAATTGATCGCGGTCGTGCCGAGCGTGCCGCCAGCATCGGCGGTGGAAAGCCAGATCGTGTCGGCGTTTGCCGTGCCTTCCTGCACGCTGACGATGGTGCCGGGCACTTCAGCCCACGTATCCATGCCCGGCGTGCGGGTCCACGCGCCAGACGTGTTCACGGTCCAGAGGCCGTTCTGCGAAGTCGTGGTTTGGTTTTTCGCCAGCACCACGTTCCCGGTAGCCAGCACCACGCCATCGACGGTGGCTGCGCCGGTGAGCGTGAGGTTGCCGGTGCTCGCCGCCCGCGCCGTCTGCGAACTGGTCACGGCCGAAGCGGAATTGGCCAGCACCCATGCGCGCGTAGCCGCATCCTGCGGGTTAACCGGGTCGAGCAGGTTCGTCAGGTAATGGCTGCCCATCGACTGGTCCGCCGTAAATGGGACCGTGCCGGTGCGCTTAATGAAGTCCGCGCCCTCGGCCAGTTTCGTCGTCAGAATTCCGGCGGCGTTTGCGATGTTGGCGTCCAGAATCGTGAGGTTCTGAATCTGTTTATTGCCGTGGATTTGTGTGGTGGGCATGGTGTGTTCTTAGGGTTGGAAGTAATCGACCGACAAAGTGTCTCCGACCAGCGGTGCGGCTACCAGTGAAAATTGCTGCGCGCCGCTTTCCGAATAGTCATCGGTCCGGCGCAGCCGCAGCCCGCACTGAAACACCGCCAGCAGGTTCGGTTCGTAAATGTAGGCGGTGCCGAAAATCTTATTGGTGCCGTTGATCAGGCCGGTCGGAATTTCGCCGATCACCGGGACGTTTACGGGCGCGGGCAGGATATAGTCGATGGAGATTGTATCCGTTGCCCGGGGCACGGCGACGAACTGGAACTGGGTGCTGCTGATCTCGGTGTAATCGTCCACGCGCCGCTGGCGCAGCCCGTTCAGAAACACCTCGAGCGAATTCGGCGCGAAGGCATTGGCGGCGGTGAAAATCTTATTGATGCCGTTGAGCGCGCCGGTGGGCGCCTCGCCCATGATGTATTGCGTGCCCGAGATGACGGTCCCTCCCGGCGGCCCGGGCGGTCCCGGCGGCCCCGCAATGTTGCCTACCTGTTCCCAGCTCATTTTTGCGTTCGCCTCCACGTGGTGCCGTCAAACTGCCAGACGTCGCCGTTATCCGTGTTCAAATACATATCCAGCGCCTGCGGTGTGACCGGGTCCCCGGCGCCGGTTAGCCAGACAAAGCCGCGCTGCCCCGGCGGGCCGGTCGCCCCGGGCGGGCCGGGTGCGGGCACCGGCACCTTGATCGTCATGGCCGTGGGGGCGGCTGGCGGCGCCCCTGCGCCCGTAAACCACACGCTGCCGCGCTGGCCCGGCGCACCAACGGCCCCCGGCGGGCCCTGCTCGCCCGGGACGGGCTCAAAGGCGGGCAAGCCCTGCTTCACCTGCGCCGGGGCGGTGCCGATGTGCGGGGCGGTGTAGGGCGTGTTTGTGCCGTAGATGACGTTATTGATTTTGAGCTGGATGATGGGCTGCAAATGCCCGGCGAGCGGGTCGGCCGCGAAGTCGATATTCATCACTTGGCAGCGCGGTTCCCATAGGGCGATGGCGGTCAGTATGGCGATCACCTTCAGGTTTGCCTCGTTGATAGGCAGGTCGACTATGGTCTGGTCGATGCCCAGCGTGCGCTCCAGCGCGGCCGAATAAAGCGGCGTGGCGAGGATCGTTTTCACATTTTGAAAGATCTCCTTGTAGCCGATGGCCCCGAAATCGATCACCTCGAGCCCGGCCATGTTCAGCGGCAGGCCATCCGGCTGCATGAACTGGATACGCCAGTTTGCTCCTAGCTCGGCGATCTCACTTTGTGTCGGCATTTTCTTTTACGGTGTTATGGCCACGCCTCCGGGGATGTTGCCTGTCCCTCCTCCGAAAAATGGAATCCCTCCGGCCCCAACGATCTGCTCACTGAACGGGATATATTCCTGAAACGTCGCCGTCAGTTCGACGGCCAGTAGCCGCCCGCCCACCAGCCAGTGCTTATGGTGCTCGTCCAGCGACGTGATCACGAATAGCGACAGGTCCGGCCCCATCGGTTTCCCGCCCACGACCAGCGGTGCGGCCGTCGCGTTCTCGTGGAGATTGTGCCACAAAGCCAGCAGGGGCTGCGGATCGCCGCACCACGCGGCATTCAGCCCGACCCGCATCTCGATCTCGATCAGGTCGTTCCCGGCCCATTCCAGCAGCGGTTTCCGCAGGTGAACATTATGGACGCCGAAGCGGCCTTTGTATTTCCGCTCGATATGCTCAAAGGTCATGATGCGTCCCTGCGCACGGCCGAAAATAATTGCTCCGTAAACGCCCTCGGTCATCGTCTGGCCTCCAGTTCCGCAAGCCGCGCATTCAACGACACGATAGCCGCCTCGAGTGCGCCGATGCGCTGGGCGATGTTCGCCTGCTCCAACCGTTCACCCGCGCCGCAGGCGGCGTGCGGGCCGTCCGATGCGGTGTGAATGCCGGTGGTGCTCATGTT